TATCGTGTTGTTCAGGTGCGCTATATCCTAGTTTGTACTCTCTCAATTTAGTGTGGAATGGCTTGACTTCATTGATGTAATCCTCTACCCAATTCTCCGTGCCTGTGGTATATGTTTTCCTTTGATCGAATTGCCTGACTTTGTTAACAGCGTTAATGAAACTTGTTTTGAACATCCAATCCACATAGGTCTGTTCTTCTAGAACCTTTCGTAATCCTATAAAAAATAATGTGTTGTACTCCACTGCTAGGTCATTGATGAACAGATCGTCTCTCAGTGCCTCGAGAACTTTCCTTGTTTCTTTCACTGGTTCTCTGTCAAACGTGTTTCTATCGAAGTTGTCCTCCCCAGCATATCCCGTGGCGTCCTGGGAGTAATCATAGAGTTTCGTAGACAGTCTTATTGTTCCGTTTTCTGTACCGACGTTGTCCCAACCTGTGGCTGTCTTCATGAAGAGTTTCCATCCACCTGTGTCTGCTGATGTCACTTTGACATGTTTGCCTACAGACAGATCCAAAGTGTCTAATTCGTATTCGTATGTGACCTGCTTATCGATTACTGTGTTCTCGTCATGAATCATGTCGCCATCGGTCTTGTACCAGTCTGTGTAACTCCAGTAGTTAGATGTGTTGTAGGTCTGTATCTTTGTCCTTGACCATTCTGTGCCATCCCATTGATATATAGCCCAGTAGTTATTGGCAGTCTCATCTGACTTGACCAAGTAATTCACTGTCCCTGATAGGTCCGCTGTGTTCAAGTAACCCAGTTCCGCATATGTGTCTACCTGTCCGTCCCACAGACCACTGGCACTCGTAGGTTCCGATTCTTTAGCATCGAGATTATTGAGCCTTATTTGACCTACAAGTTGATATTTTTTTAAAACTGTGTTGGCGTAATCTGTTATTTCTTTCAAAGCGTTGAATCTATTGACGTACCAACTTTGCCTAGGTCTAATACTGTTACCATATTTTTCATTCAACGGCAGATTATTATCAGGGACAATATCTCCTGCGGTGTTTTCTCCGCATAGAGAATCAAACCATCTGGTTTCAATATTCGTCGATGGCCTGTAATCCGGGTCGCCTTCACGCACTAATTTCCATACCGAATGGGCGGTTCCCTCATATGAATTGGTTCTTACATCAACATTCAACACGATGGATTCATTTACAAGTGTATTATTGATTCCGTTTATGATAAGTTTGTTTGTGTCTGTGATTGAATAGAATTTATATCCAGAATTGCTAGGATTTCTTATGACATTTGCCACGAATGCTGTTGTGTTTTTCCTTTGCACTACGGAATCCTGTGGAATAGAAGATCTATCCCTTACCCAAAAATAATAAACAGGTATAAATGTTGCTAATTTAGAATCATATTTTTGCACAACCGTGTAATTAGAAAGTGCTGTCCCAGAAACACTATTGAGCTGTCCTGTGATGGTGTTCGTCGTAGCATTCCATTGTTCTGGTGTCAAACTGGACTCTGTCCATTCATATATGTCAATACTTGAACCTGGGAACGTTCTACCCCAATTATTAACTTTGTATTCTTGTGTGTCCTGCTCATACCACAACCACTTAACTGTTGAAAGATCCCACCAAACCTCACCAACATGGTCTTTGGCCCATGGCGTTTTCGTATTGGCTTGATCACCAGTGTTGTAAATCGCAGGATCCCATGGGGACTTGATGTTTATCTCTCTATCTGCTACGCCTAATATTCTACCTTTAACCGGATCGTATTGATCATAATATCCTCTGATCTGCTTACTGCCGTTATCAAAATCAAACACCTGGCCTAATTTTCCTGTATCCATAAGCACTGTTTCAGTTGTAATATTCTCCCAGGCATAGACGTCGTCTTTTTTACAATCGTAGCAATATAGGGAACCGTCATTGCTCAGCCCTGTGTTTGCATCATCTTTTGGCGCTCCAACGAACACGTTGTTATCAATCATGTAAACACCTTGACCGTAGTCGTCGCCTTCTGAAACGTTCGGAGATACTAATCTATCGTCTAGCACAAACTTTGTGTTATAAACGGTCGCTGTATAGACCGCACCAGATTCTGTGTTCTGGTCCACCACCCTGGTGTCCTGTAGATCGAAAGTGGTCTCTCCTAAATCAAATTTGACCTCTCTAGGGTTCGCGGCTTTTTCTGCCCCTATTATTAATCTGGTTCCGTCGTCATTCATTGACAACGATGAACCAAATCTTGCATTTGGTATATCGCCTGGTTCGTTGATTGTTTGGTCAAGGGTGTAGGTATTCGTAGAACCATCCCTGTTCCATTTGTAAATGTAAACTGCTCCTGCATCCGCCTTGCCCGTCAAATCGAGACCAGGTGCTCCAATCGCCAGCGTGGTGCCGTCCTTACTCATCGCTATCGCATCGCCGAATTGTGTGTTGAGTGTTGAGCCGTCTTGTGTCACTCCTGTCAAAGTCTGTGCCAAAGCAAATGAATCGATTGTGCTGTCGTCGTTTGCCTGTGATGTCCTGATCAATATGTCCACCTTGCCAGCGCTTCCTGGCGCTACTGAGGAAACTGCCAAGATATCACCGTTGTCATTTGCCTCTAACCTGTGCCCGAATCTTTGCCCCGACCCACCTGCTGGTGCATTAATTTGCAGATCTTTTGTCCAAGTATCATATGTAGATAAATCTGCGCCGATTCCCCACGTGTACATGTACACCACACCTGTATCGTTTAGGTGCCCTGGGGCCGACACAAACAAATACTTCCTTGCTGTATCTCTTCGTGATAAGACGCCTGGCTCAGATATTTTTGTTGCCCATCCAAAGTTTAAATTAGGATTTAGAGTTGACCCATCTGTTGGTGGTGTGATTGTAGAAAGTAGTCCATACTTGAACGAGTTTGGATCCCAGACATATATCTTAATCAAACCAGCGTTCTCCTGTCTGTCTGAGTTTGAGTCGATGGTGTTTGTGTAAGGGGCACCTGCGACAACAAAGTTCTCATCGGTACTCATAGACAGAGATTCTCCTAGTCTACTTGTATTGTCGTTGTTTTCTGTCATTGTGACAGAACTCTGTGTAACGTATATTGTGCCGGCTGAGTGGCTAGATCTGAATAGGAAATTGATTTCACCTTGACCTTTACCGGGTGCAGAAACAACAACAGTCCTAGCATCATTTCTTGCAACTACACGGTAACCAAAGTCTTGATTTGACGTGCTAGTGTCTGGTGACGTGGTCCTAAACTCCTTGTATGGATTTTGCTTTTCATACACTCTCCAAAGACCATCGCTATCAGCATCAGCAAATATTTTATCACCCTCGATCTCGATCTGTGTGGTATCGTCCTTATCAACATATACATTGTAACCTAACCTATCATTGACATTGTCCATAGAGTTAACCCTGACTGACACAAACTTATAGACATTTCCATAACTGTCGGCGGTTGACCCGTCCCCCAAATTTCCTAATATATCTACATTCCCCTCGAAGTCAACATCTATCGTTCTGTGATCCGGAGTGGCAACAACCTTGAATACCCTATTGAGATTAATTGCTTCGCTGTTAGAAATAGCAAAGTAATCCGCTTCGGTTGTACTTGTTCCTGCCGACAACCCGTGTGACCCTGTGAAAGTAAATCGTAAAGACGTCGCATTGTTAAATGTTGCCAATGATGCTATCTTGACGCCTGCATTTGTCATTCTCAGCACGTCCCAATCGCCATTTTCTTTGTTGGCTATCCAGATCAAATCACTGCTTTCAACTGCATTGACGTCTAAGGACAATATATCAGATATGTTAAATGCTGTGTGTTGCACGTGCTCCAACTTTGGATAACCAGCAGTTTTATACACCTGGGCGTTGTCCCTGTCCACGCCCGGTTCACTGTAATCTAAACGCGCGAAGGTCGAGCTGGCAACGTATTCTACCGGCTTCCTGTATAAATCTTTTGCGATCACAGGCAAAGATCTCCTGTATTCCTGCGTGTCCGATGAATTATCTAACAATTCTATACTCTGTGGATCAGCGGTTACTTTTTGATCACTCAAGATTATTTGTATGTTTTCTTTTGAATCTGTGTTTCCAAATTCACCTGTTTTGATCATCCATTCCGGATAAAGACTTAGATCTATATCTTGATCTTCATATTTTGCTTTCAATAGTTTGTCTATAGCAGATTGTGTTCCTTTTTCTCTGATGTATCCTTGATAGAACTTGTATTGAGATACATCGTTAACGAAAAGATTTTCTAAATAATTTCTGCTTTGGTAACCAATCAATCTTTGTGCTAATTTCTGTTGTGATTCATCAAAGTTGTTGGTCTCAAGATTATAGAAATCGTTGAACTGTGATATCTTGTAATCAAAGTTTGGTATCAATTGCGGTGCGGGTTTTTCCGCCTTTAAAGTCCAATTAGTGTTTTCAAAAGATTCTCCAGAATTATGATTTGCTCTAGCAACATAAAACTTTCCTTGATACTCGACAGAATCACCTATCCTGTATTCTGTGCTTTGTTTCCAATAGGTAACTTGTGCCGCGTCAAATATGAAACCAGGAGCATAATAATCGCCATTCCAATTCGCTGTCTTCCATCCGACAAGTTTCAATCTCTGTTGTCTAAATCCTGTTAAAGGTTCGTAGATAATGTCAGAGAAGACTGTGTTATTGTCAAATATTAGAACGTGTTCTTTTTGGACGGTATTGAGGTTGATATTGTACAACCCTATATCTTGTGATTTTATTTCTAAATCAAAAGTTTTTCCAATACGCTTTGTTGACACCTCACGTATATCAATCTTCCTGCCCCCGGCATCAAGCAACGAATAGTCACCTGCTAGATTTCTCAACTTACCTACTATGGAATTATTTGTATCTAGTTCGAAGCCGTCAGCGGCCGGCGATATTGTTATAGCAGACCCTGGTGCCCATTCCTGTGTTGTCCAAAATAGAAATTCTCTGACTGCATTGGTCCAGTTAAGAGTCTCTTTTAATTCATTAGAATACTTGTTGAACTTGAAGCCTTTTGATTCCAGCCAATTTCCATATCCTAAAAGAAAATCAGCAACATCTTGTACAGTGCTGAACACATATCCATAAGGAATCACTTGCTCTGTTTCTTGGTAGTTTTTGTATTGAAAGACTTCGCTGGATCCCGGCACTGATAGTGTACTTCCGCTGATTGTTTTAGATGGATAGTTGAACGTGAAATAAGGTTTAGTTGTATTGTAACCCAAAATCTTGAAACCTCCCAGCAACGTTGAACCGTCGGCGCTTAGGTCCGTGTTCTTTTCTATCAACACGCCTGAATAGTAAAAACTTTCTACAGGATTTGATGTTCGGAATAGTATTTTATAGTTTTCGTCTGGAATAAATTTTGAACCGGCGGTGGATCCAGGAGATACAGAATCTGTCAACACTTTAATATTATCTTTATCAGTGAATCCTCCTAGTTTGTACGCTAACTGCACATTTAATTTTTTCATCTTGTTGTAATAAAAAGTGATAGGATCTAAATTTTTAGATATCAAATAATTCACAGTGAAATTTTGATACCCGGCTGTGGAATACCTTGTTGTCACGCCTGTTGCATTGTTTGTTGACGTTTCGAGATGATACTTTGCAGTGGCCAGTTGTAATCTAATTCCTGTGTCAGAGTAGATTCTGTTCCCCGCTACGTTTGTTGATAATCTCGATAGGTCGAAAAAATCCGAAAAGAACTTTGCTGGTTTCGTGATTGCCAATGTCTTGACCACTGTGAATGGATAAGCGGATGATCTTCTCCATGCTGTTTCTGCCGGAGATTGGTCTCCAAACTTCCATGGGTACCTCCTACCAGGCACATCGAAATTATCTATCAGTCCTATAGCCAAAGGATCAAGTAGGTTACCAGATGCATCTACCGGTAGGTAATTTCTTATGCCAGGCTTGGCATACCTTCCAGATGCGTTTTCTATGTCGTTCCATAATAAATCATTGCCTGCGGTATAAGGTGCACTGCCGTATGTGCTGTCCCATGTGCTTGGTTTGACCGAATAACCTAACATCTCCCAAGGTCTGGTGTGGGGTGAATCAGTATCGTAGTGCAATCTGTAAATTGCTCTCCAGTGTCCGGGTAGTTTTTCTCCAGTTACTCTGCCTGTAGAATTGGCATAGTTGTAAGTGAACGGAGAGCCTTCTTGGAAACTAGTGTTGTTGATATATTGAACCGCATTTCTCCCTGCCCATATATAAAAATCAGCGCTCATTACGTCGTTGACTTCTGACAAAGAGTAATCACTTGATTGGAATGCACTAGGCATAACGTCACTGATGTCAAGTAGATCGCTGTTGTGTGCTGTTTTACAGTTATTGTAAATTCTTTTTTCTAGTTCTAAAATAAGATCATCTCTCTCATCACCGTATGCTTTTATTATAGAACCATCATGACGTCTAATCACTGCTGTGTCCGTTATATAGGTGTTGTCTGTGAAAAGCTCTGGTTCAAAAGCAGGATACATACCAAGTTTTGTTGGCGACGGTGGCATATAACTGCCCGATGTATCCGCGTAGTCCTTGATTACTATAATATCGTTTTCAGCCAGCGTGGCACTGATTGAAATACTGTCGTCTGTTGTGCTAAACGTGTAATCTTTACCCAACACCAACTGAACATCATTCAGGTACACGTATACTGCACGATTGCTTAAGGTTGTAATACTGTGTTGGGAATCAATAGCATATTCATTTTGTGAGGAACCTTGTACCGTAATGGTTCTTGTTGATACATTTTGTCCCCATCCTATCATGTCCTCATAATAGAAAGGAAATGAACTATTTTTTCCTTGATTTATAGATTCAACTATTTCATCAACCCTGTCTCTTGGACTGCCTTCATAAGCCGACCCTATGGCTTGAGTTAAAAAAGAATTGTACCAATTTTCGTACTCTCTGTTTACATAATCTAATGCACTTATTACATTGGCTTCTTGATCAATCAAATTAAAGATGGCCGGCACCAGAGGTGCTTCGTGCTGTAAGATTGTCCCACCTACTGACCTAGCCTCTGGCTTGTCTCGTAAATTGGTCTCTCCAGGTATGGATCCTGTAAGATCCTGATTTTTGTCAAAAATATCTGTAACATTTTTAAGAATCTGCCCGTAAGTGAATGTGCCAACAGTTTCGTTAAGACTGTTTGTGGATAAGTTTGCAGGTAATTCGTATATGCCTTTTCCATCTACTTTGGTCCCAGTGCTATAACCGGCTATTCTGATCTGATCATTAACTTTCAATTCTTTAACAAACTTAACATACTTGTTAGTGGTACCGTTTACTAAAGTATAATCTGTTGTTATTGTTTTCCTAACTCCATTCACAGATACACTTATTTCTAAATCAGATAGTGTTGCAGAATTCTTATAGAAATCAATTGGAAAGAATCTTTTTTCGGTAGCATCAACTATGTGTGTCCTTATAACACGTTGTTTGTTTGTATTGCTACTTTTGATCCATGCACTCTTAGAATTGTGTGATGTTCTACTTGTGGTGAAATGTAGGTGTCCCTCTGCTAAATTTTTTGTAATAGTTTTTCCTTCATTTTGGTATGTGAATGTTCCTGCGGTGTGATCTGATTCAAAGACTATATCGCCTACGTTGTTAATTGTATTGTACTTGACTTTGATTCCTAACACAGTATCCGTGGTGGCAGATTCAGAAGTAGCATATGCAAACACCTTGGCGCCTTGGAATGTAGAATTCGGATACACTGTGTCGTCATCAAAACTTTTGTGATCGTTGTCATACATGTTAAACAATGGCTGTTGTTGGAGTTTGGTTTTTTGCTGTGTGCTTGTCCACCTAGTAGTCGATGCATTGTAAAGATATGATTTACCTTTATTCGTTGTGCCGTTTTTGACATACACCGTGTCTTTGTCTAATGCTACACCGTTGGTATCCTCGTTCAGAGTCAAAGACAAAACCGTGGAATCGCCGGCGTCAACAAAATTAGCAACATAAATTTTACTTCTTACCAATTGATCATTGTCTGCAGAAAAAATAATTCTCATGCCATCTGTAATTGCCACACCATCTATGATGTAACCAAATGTGCCCGATACATTACTGAAAGCATCTGTGGTTGTTGTGTCAAACAGATCAACTGGGTTTTTAGCGACCGTACCTGAGTTGTACAGAGACAGTCCAGAATCGAATTCTATAATTGGTCGCTTTGCCCTATCCGTTTCGTCCAGTACAGTGGCGATGCCATTTATATCTGCCGATCTTTTGATCACAGATTTATGGAACCATCTGTTGTATCTTGACCAAGCATTACGATCCAAGGAATCTCTCTTGATGGTTATATAATCTTTATCTATCGGAACACCATCAGTGGCATATGTCTCGGGCGTCTGTAACAGAGAAGTATCTGTTAGTGTGATAGCATCGCCAACTCCTTCGACGTAGTATTCCTTGTTTCTGTATTCTGTAGATACCTTGCTATTGGTAAACTTAATTTTCATTCCGTTTGATAATTGCAATTTGCGTAATTTGTAGTTTTTCACACCAACTATGTCGTCTTGCACATCGATAATTTTATTTTTGTCAACAGTTGCTATATGCAAGATACCATACATGTTATCATGAGAACCACACTGATAATAAAGCGTGTCTGGAGCGTCGGCTGGAACTACAAAAGTTAACGTGCCTTTTTTGACACCATTGTTCGTAACTCCTGAATTGTACAAGACGGAAGTTGAATTATCTTGGGATATTCCATCTTTACTCGGCTCTGTCATTATAAAGAAAGGATGATCTGCCTCACTTTTTATAAATTTGTATGTGTTACCTCTATAGAGTGTAATGTCTGGATTACGTTCATTTTCAAGATGCGGAAATGTATACGCCCTTGTGCTGGAACCATCAGCAGGCAATGATTCAACTTTGAACTCAACCTCAGCGCCGGGGCCAACTGAATCAATCTCGATCGCCTGTGGTCCAGTAGAGAGCCAATAGTATTCTCTGTAGTTGACCAACTTATCATAATCAATGGCCGGATTCCATGTGTATATTTCTTCCTTGTTTAACCTATCGTGATTGTTTACTTTTCCTCCAAAATACTTGATTTGGTTGATGTAATCATCGTATGTGCCAGTGAACTTGATCTGGTCTTCTGGATTGGTGGATGTTGTGTCTTTATCTGTGTAGGTTACAGCAGGTTCCAATTGGTATGCAAAGCGATCAGAACTTGTTGCCTTGATGTACCTATCGGTGACCAGTCTGGTGTATGCATCCTGCCTACCGATGTGGCCGTCCAGTCGTTCTAGTGCTCCTTTCTGGATAAGCGGATCCAGTGTGCTTGATAGAAAACGTTGATTGGTGTCGGTCCTGTAAAACGCTGGTAGGTGCTGGACAGTTCTCCTGTACTCGTTAGCACCTTGCTTTACAACTTCGTTATTGGTTAATGAATTAGTGGGATTATCGGCCATTAGTATCCTGCTCCACTACTGCCAGTGCTTGAGCCTGAACCTGTTGTAGTAGAGCCTGATACCGCTGATCCTGTTGTGGTGTTTGTAGTGGTAGTTGAAGTAGACGTCACAACATTACCCGAAGCCTCAAGTTGATTGGCGCCAAGAGCACTTATAATTGTGACATCATCAACGGTGGCCCCACTGATGAAAATCTCATCTGCCGCTGAATTAATCTGGAACAGAGACCCAAATACCTGTCCTGATTCGTTTGGTACGATGACAACTGTAAGTAAGTCCGGTGCTAATTCATTGTGTATGTACGCGGCTAGTTCTGTAAAATAAAATGTGTCTCCAAAATCCCAATTGTCTAAGGCAAAAAATTCGTTGATTGCGGCTATCACTCTTGTTTTTATAACTGCATTCGTAACATTGGTGCTTGGATTTTTGACAACTTTGAATGTTGCCTGCAACTGTTCTTCTGCGCTAGATCCAAATAGGATTTTATATTTCACAGGATGATATATTATCTGATCAGAAAGTGATTTTACAGGGTTCAAGATACCTGCATAATTGATCCTTAGTTGATCTCCGGAAGACGGGGTTGGTTGAGTTCCTCCTTCTTGTAACCAGATCCTATAAAGGTTATCATATGTTCTTTCTAACAAATAAACATCAACAATGTTTGAAACGCTTGGGTCTATTCTAGTTTCTTGTCCGGCATGATGTTTATATTGGAAATCTATCGAATTTCTCCCTTTTCTTGCATAATAGTCTGTGGTGGTTGTCAAAGTGTTTGTAGAGGCAACATACTTTTTAATCACATTTTCTGTTGTATCATAGAAGTAAAATAACTGACCATCTGTATATGACGTGGTATCAAGATTTATATCAGTTTCATTTTGCGTAACAATGAAGTTAGATGCCGCATAGGGCCTGTATCTTTCTATGGTATCATATGAAATGTATTTTTCAAAGAATACAAATTTTGTAGCGGGTGATGTGTCTGGTTCTACAAAAATGTCAAACAATTCCGGATTGTCCACAACACCGTCATCATCTGAATCATAAAAACCAACTTTCACTTTCCTGTTGTCTTGGAATCCATCTGATTCTGTTACAGTGTCTGTCACTTGCCATGTGATAGGATAACCTATGCTGTTTCCTGAAGACAATATTGCATTGGTCTTGAGGATTTTGATGGTGTCTTTCACCGTCTGTCCTGTTGTGTAATCATAAATTTTTTCTTGTTTATCAAAATGGAATTTGTTTTGTGACTCTGACTCAAATATGTAATCTAACTTCCTGTAATGCACAGTGTATGTGTTACCATCATTAGAAAATTTGAACCACCAACTTGCATCAGCATTTGTGCCATCTGTATTTCCAGTATTGGCCAAACTAAAAACAGTGCTAGTGCTCAAATTAGAAGTTGTAACAACTTTCCACTCTTCTGTATCAATATCATATCTCAATCCAAAATTTTCGTAGTTTTCGACTCTATCTATGATGTTAGTCTCCAGTGCTGTAGTAAACGAAGTTGTAAAATTAGGAATCACAGCATTTAGAACTGCGCCATCCGGCACTACATCATTTAATGTGATTGGTCCTTTTCCACTAGATAGATTACCTTGCCCGTTATTAGAGCCGTCGCCTACCACGTCAGTAATTTTAGCCCATGCTCTATCTTCAGCATCAACTGTTCCGGACGTGACAAGACTTCCTTTTAAAAATTCTCGACTGTCGGGTGAAGTAAACTTTATTAATGCACCTTCTTTAGCATATTTCAAATTTGACGTTGCATAAGATCCCACTGCCAATGGACTAACACCTTTAAAATATCCTGTATTGGAATTGGTGGTGATTGTGCTTGAATTCCACGTTGCAGTCAGCGATGAGAGATCTTTAGCACTGTATTTTTCATAATAGAAGTGTCTGGCGTAGGCTTCTTTCAGTTTTGTTTCTACCAATCTATCAATCACGGACTGTATCTCACTACGATTATTGAAAGTGAAGGTAAAGATTGGTGTAGTTTCCTCACGGTAAAGAGATCCGTCCTCGGCAAAAACAGAAACATTAGAATATGCACCTGTTGGATCCAATATTTCTTTTGCTCTGCTAATACCAGATGCTGACCTGTTTACCGATCTTACTTTAACAATTTCTTGTGATGCCGATAATGGTACCACCTGATAGTCTTCGGCTGTTATCATCCTGTTCTGTGAATAATATACTTGGCCGGCTTTCTCTTTGATTGAATCGTTTGTTTCTGTTGCAGATGCATTATAGACTGATTGCTTTAGACTACATGACATGGAAAGAGTTTGCTGTGATCCGTTAGCATCCACATAAGGAACAGACAATGATACAGCCTGCATGTCGGCCGGCTGAATGGAATACTTTGCATTGTCGGATACTCTGTAATATGCCCTGAAACTTCCTAGTGGTAGGTTTGAAAAATTTCCATCACCAAAAACTAGATCTATTGTGTCATTGTCTTTGGTCACAACGTTGTAAATGTTTCTTATATCTTTTGACAAAGAGTTGTAAATTGCGTTGTTACCAGACAACGAAGGAACTTTTGTCCAAGTATTTAGAATTTGTCCAAACTGGTCAAGTTGGTACAACCATACATCGGTATCATTTATGTTCGCCGTGTTTAGATTCTTGGTGTAATTGGTCGTAGCAGTATCGACTGTGAAATCAGTGTTTTGCATTGTGCCTTGTTTGAACAACATGAAAAAACCTGTATTGTTCGAACTATCGCCCGCGCCATCATTTCTATAGGTATAAGTTAATCCTGTACCAGTGATAGGATTCGCTTCATAAATGCTATCGGAATTGTTGATTGTGCTAGATACTATTTCAAACGCTCTAGTGGTCCCTCCAATATTTTTACTAAAAGTAAATGTAGGGAGGTCAACTTGATTGGAACTTAGAGTGTAGACTTCTGTGTCGATTCCATTGATTTTATCTTTTTCTCGAGGACTTCCAAAAATTTGTCCTGTTTGGTTCGCCGCATTTAAAATTGCAATAAATTGTTGCCTGTAGTTTGAATTTGCACTATCATTCCACACAATAGTCTGGTCAGCAAGGTTTTGACCCGAGCTATCGTTCACTGATTGTGTTGTAGAGATAGAATCTATTTTCAATAGACCTGTTGCAGGTCGATTTCTTTTTGCATTGTAGTTGATCAATCTTGCCAATCTTAAAATAGAGTTCCTTCTCTCTGCTGTCTCTAAGAAATTTTCCCTTGCATTTAGATCAACTCTGAATGAGAGAGCCTGGGCTATGTAGGCTATAAGATCTATCAGAGCAACGTATTCAGAACTTTCTACGAAATCATTGAAGTCATCCGGATAATTTTCCCGCAGATATGCCACCATGGTTCTACGCAAGGTTTCAAAGTCATAACTTTTGAAATCTGCCTGCTGGAATGCTTGGTAGATCTTACGCCAATCCTCGGCTACTAGTAATCTGTTCTGTCTGTCTGTTGTGGCCATTGTATATACAGCGGTATTTATATGCTTGGAAATGTACGTATATTAAGATAGACGTAATAAACTGTTTTCATCAAAGTTGAACCTCAGTTTCTCTGTGATGTTAAGGGGCACATATGTAATAGTGGCCTGTATGGCTAGGCCCTTGTCTGCCTCTGTGACCAGTATTTCCTGCGTTGATATGCGTGGATCCGCATTGAGATTTGCCGTTACATCATCAATTATTGCGTCTTTCAGTTCTTCTGTGAAAGGTTCAAATAGTGCATCATAAATGATCGTGCCAAACTCTGGATTCTCAACACGCTCACCCTTACGTACTGACAGCCTATTGATCAGGTCTTGTTTGGCAACCTCAAAGTCGTAGAGTTTAAAATTCTGTCTATCGGCACGACTACTGAAACCTTTGAACGTTGGTTTCTTGTTTAATAGGTCCTGGTTGTTTTCTGCCATTAGTTTAATCTCCTAAATTCCACATCTACTTTATTATAATCAACCATGTAGAATCCTGTGTTTGTCATGACACTGGCCCACGGCACCTCCTGTGCCATCACGCCATGGTATGTGCCTGGCAACTGCTTGTATTTAAACTCGTAGATGTTGATTCCTTGAGCAGATCTACCTACTAATTTAATATCTTTCTTTAATCTTGCATCACTGAAGAATCCTCCCGAACTAAAAAAATTTCCTATCTTGCCTGCAATAGATCCAATATTGGTCACTAGGTTAGCACCTACATTTTGTAAGAAACTCTGACCACTAATCGCGGCCTCCCTGGCGTTGAATAAACCTGCCTTGGATGCAAGACTCTTGACCTGATTCATTCCTACTACTTTACCTCCGACCACACTAGAAAATGTCTGCGTGATACTACTGAGGTTTGATATGCTAGGAACGGCGTTGCCTGCTGAAAGATTTTTAACTAGCCCATCGAGTGAATTCAAAGATTTGTTGGTCAGATCTATGTTGCCAGTAATTCCTGAAAGTGTATTATTACCCAATGTAAAAAGTTCTCCGGCTTGGTTGACGAAAACATTATCCTTGAACAGTTCCGTGCTTTTGCCTGTGAATGATTCTACCACCTGAGTTGTGAGGCTTGAAGTAAGATCTTTTGCGGTACTGTTAAAGTTAATTCCTTTAATTTTCTCGGAAATGCTGTCCTTGATATCGAAAGGTAGGTTTACTTTATTCGTGATGCCATATATGTCATTGTATTTTGTTCCAAAATCAGTCAGTAGTTGTTTGGCCTTGACTGCGTTGGTGCTCGATCCCATCTTTTGTTTCACGTACTCCAGTGCGTCCGCTTGGTACTGTGCATCACGTATGGCACTGTTCTCACTTATCCTGTTCTGTTGATTTACAAATTCCGCGGTGCCTGGGGTGTTGGCCAGTTGACTCCATCTTTTTTTATCATCACTGTCAACAGGTATGATGCCATCATTACCGATCACGCTGGCTCTGAACATGGGTTCATGTGTTACGAATCTGTGCACCGTTGTCTTAGTTTTCCTTGTGAATTGTTCCAATGGCTTGATACCCTTCTGTGCCAGTTCCACATCTCCCTCGTCCCTCAACTGCATTCCGGCACGTTCCTGTGTAAGCCACCCTGGTCCCCAATTTGGACTCGCCTTGGTTGAGTTGAAGTGGACCTGTGATCCCGCTAGATGTATTTGTCCTCCAGCACCGTGCAGTTGTGTTCCGCTTGTAAATGACGATATGCCGTCCCTGGCGTAATCCCTCACTGACCCTGACTGTGAACTATTTAATATGCCTTTCTCTCCTAGGTTCAATAGAAGGTCTGCCGAGTGTATCATTTCCTTAGCCGAACTAAATCTAACCTGTCCGTTGGCGTGCATGTTGATGTTCGAATCAGAATGTAGATTGAAATCTCCTTCTGTCCTCAAGTTGATACCTCCCACTCCAGAGTAGACATCTATCCTACCATTACTCTGCATCTCTATGTAGGCATTTCCAGAACCGTTGGCAACGTATACAACACCTTCGGTGTCATGCATCAACAACTGGTGTCCAGATGCTGTACGCAGTCTAGTAAGTTGATTGGTGCCATCTACAGCACCGTCGTCCATTACAAACGTATGTCCAGTGGTCCTTGTGACATAATCCTCAACGACGCTATCACGTGGCCCAATCTTTTTTTTGGTCGACGAAGTATCTTTCCTACCCGGGGTACTGATTCCAAACACCTGACTAGGGGTCTCACGCCTCGCAGACGAAGTGGTTGTACCACGCACCTTGTCTTTTGATAGGCCTTGCCTAGCCAATACATTTGCAAAAGGATGGATAGGCTTGTCATACTGCTCGTATTTTTTTACATTTGGAGTAAACTCACTGTACCTTCTATTAAGTTCTCCTGCAGGCACGTCCGTCGTTCCATATGTTTCTTTTTTGTCGACACTAGATTGGAATTGGCCTGCCGGTCCTCCCACAACATCTTTGTCAAAAGTTTTTTCGCTTGATGCTATACCCGGTATCATGTGATTAGTAGCAGGTTCCTGTACACACCCTATCCAGAAAGCCTGGTCCATCTTACCTTCGGCAAATATCACAAGCACCCGCATACCTATGTCCGGTGGTACTGCCCAAAAACCATAACTGTGTTGAGTTGCCTCGTAATCGGTTGACCCTTTCACTGTGTGCCTAATGTCTTTGTTGCCATAGAATGGAGAAAGATATTCACAGGTAATCAGTTGTTGAGCAGACGGGTTTGTTGTTCCGGTTTTGGCTTCTATATTGACTTGTAACCTTCCCATCCTCAATGGATCGGTGTTGTTCATAACAACACCTATATAAGGACCCGGATTTTCTTTAGCCCACTCTTGATCCGTACCGGGACCAATTGGGGTCGATGCGTGTCCTCTTTTATAATCTTTTAATGCCATTAACTTGATCCTTGTATGTTACTGATGTCGTTGGTAAAACGTCTAACAATGTTTGCCTCACGGTTTGTCTGCGTTCCTTTAATTATAACTCCGTCTTTTTTAGATATCTTAGAATTGGTTATTGGTTCCGCATCAGAATCCTGGTTGTTGAATCTGGTCATTGTTAAGACCTGTGTGAATCTGCCATCTATAAATTTGTTTTGCACACGTATAACTTTGTATAATCCTGAGAACGTTCCTTTCCTTGTATTTGGTATTTCATAAACTCCTGTCTTGTCATTTAGGTCTGAAGGTGTCTTGAAAGTAAGATTGATCATAGGCTCACCTATCTCAACATTATAACATTTTAGTTCTGGGTTCCAAATAAAATCTTTGTTGCCTCCACGGAAATATCTATTATTATCAGAATTGGTCGATATACCCGGAGATTTTATCTTTGGTGCTGGTCCTATAAATTGCGATTGTCCAAGCCATGCCGGATCACCGAGTATTTCCATGTCCACAATCACCATGTCCGCGGTTGGATTAGTAATGGCATCAAAAAACGCGTCTGCTTTGACATCTCCGCCCTTTGTTCTGTTTGCATTTGCACTCTTGCCATTAGAAACATCAGATTGCAAAAGCAGAATGTCGTCGGCAGTGACATAATTTTTTGCCTGGTCCGCATCTACGGTCTGCGATATTTCATCTCTATTTCCTTCGGGACTAAAACGCCTAGAAGCGTTTGCATCAACGTCCTTAAGAGTTGATTGAAAATAGGCCACTCTGTAATTGATTTTAAGATCTTGAATGTCGATGTTATCACCAGTGAATATATAATTGTAATCCTTTGCCACATATGTAACAAGATTGTTGCCTTGACGATGGCCTGGTCGACCGAGATTGTATCCATTAATGTAATATGGTTCCACCACTATGTTGACATCACGAGGATGTACTTGCCTTTTGTAATCAAATTTGTCGGTTTGTAAGATTATGTTTGTCCTTATCCTAAAATATTTGTAAAACGAATCTAGTCCGTCGTTAGGATCAAGTTGCCCTGAATTTATTCTAGTAACTTTGTCATACCATTTATCAAATGACACTGTGTTGTAGTCTGGATGGCTTTTCATGACTTCTTCTAATGTTTTAAGAATGTTTACAGAAGGATCTATCTTTATCACTTCCATAGTGAACGACTCACTTCCGGTGTCAGTGACGTTATTTTTTTGAACCATGCCGGCTTGAGAAAGCAATTCATAAGAAATCTGTTTCTCCGGTGACAGATCCTCATCAATAGTAATAGAGTACCTGTCAGGGTATTGTTTTAATTCTTGCTCCACTTCTTGATCCTCATTGTCGTTGAGCAATTTTGTGATCTCATTTACCACATCTGCTGTTGTCAGTGCTGTTGTAGATATGGTACCACTAGTGCGCGGATATGTAAAAGTATTCGTCATGGGAAATTCGTTGTAAGGAACTGCGGTTATCACATACGAAGACCCTGCTTGATTTACGTCTATCTCACATGTCATTAATTTTATAGGAATTACTCTCTTTTGAGTTTTCATGTCAATGTCCATAGGACTGCCGTTTTCGTCAAACCCCTTGAACTCGATAGTAAGAAGATAGGCCGCATTGAGGTGGTCTATGTAACCGTTGTTTGCCGCCGCACCTTTTATTTTTTCTAGAAGAGTAATGCCTGCTGGTTCTACCAACTCAATGTTGATGTTTGTAACACTGGTCAATCTTCTTTTCTCATTGTATCCCGGTATAGAAGTCATATCCACACTTCGGAAATAGATGTCGTTGTTTTTGTTGAACTCTGTTGTGGCTTCAGTCAATGCACGTGCTACTCTGGCATTCTCTAAAATTTTTTTATCCTCAAATCTTTCTCTTCTTTCTTGTGGACTT